GCTGTGTTGATCTCACGGGCTGTGTAGCCGCTGGTGGCCAAGAATCTGTTGAGATCGTCTTGCGCCTGTGGGTCTGTTCGGCCTGCATTGGCGTTGTACCAGTCGCGGATGGCTTGGATTCTTGGGGATGCTGGCCCTGTTGGGGCTGTGCCGCCGCCTCCGATACCGCCGCCACCGCCGCCACCGCCGCCACCGCCGCCGCCACCACCGCCACCACCGCCGCCGCCGCCGCCGCCAGGACCAGTGGTGAAGCCACCACCGCCGGGTCCAACAGTTGTTGTACGTCCAGGTGGTGGCGCATCGCTCCATGGGCGCAAGTCGCCGGGGTCGCGGCCAACACTGGCAAACAAATCTTCGCGCCGTGTTGCCCTGTCAATTTGAGCCTGCGCTTGATTGATAACCCTTGGATCAGCAAACGGGTTGGTAATGCCTTGCGAGGCCCAAGTCTCTGAAATTGGCCGACCATTGGCAGGGTTAATTTGCTTACCCTGCCATGTGATGAAGTCACGCTGCTCGGCTGTCAGTGTTGGGCCGCTGGGTGCAGTCTGTTGCGCAGGCGCATTCTGCTGCGCTCGTGCGGCAGCTTCAGATGCAGCATTTGCATAATCGGCTGCGCTTCCATATTGAGGAAACGCCTCTGCCATCTGCGCTGGTGTGTACCTCAACAGGGCAGCGTCCAGCGCCTCTTGCGTCTGTGGACCTGCTGCCAGTTCTGCCTGTATTTGCGCTGCTGTTGCCATCACAACTCCTTTGCAAGTACAGACCACTGTGGCCTGTACCCTTCATCCTGTAAAAATGTCTTTGACCAGCCCCTGCGGCCTGCCAAAGTCACCCTGGTGCACCCCACTGACTTGCCCCAGGATTCGATTATTGGCCGCATCCTTGAAAGTTCATCGAGGTCGCCACCAGCCAAGAAGTAATGCAAATTCTTCAGCCGTGGATAGACAATGATCTCTGTCAACACAATGGACCCCGTGGCTGGCCACACTTGCAGCCTGCTGTCCCTCACCATATCGAGAACATCATCGAAATGGTGTGTGCCTCCAGAGTATTCTAATGCCGCCTCCACATGCTGGCGCAGTCGCTCCAGATGCCCCAGGTCAATCATCGCTTGCCCATAGGCACCGCATCCAGCCTCATGGTGCCAATGCGCCAGTCGGCCAGCACAGCCCCTGTGACCTTCACATTGACCTGCCTGCCAGAAAACCTCACAGAAGTCGGGTTGGCTGCCGAGTAAGGCCCAAATGACGATTGCGCCCCTGTGGGGTACAGCCTGCTGGTGAATGAAACCACAGCCTCGCCCAATGTCTGTTCATCGGGGATGACCTCACGCACGCTCATCACGTTGTCGCCATTGCCAATTTGGATCGGTCCAGACTCTGCGAACACTGATGCGCCATCGTAGGCGTATCCCACCTCATGCTCGTACACATAGCCATCATCCGACACCATCAGAGGTGTTGTGTACACACCAGCATCACTGCCAGCAGTCCGATCCAGCAAACCAATCGACCAATGATTTTCTCTGTAATTGAATGTGACATAGGAATCGTTTTCATTGCTGGACAGGCTTGGGTAAAACCACCAGATTTCGCCAAACCTGCTGTTGTGGACCGCATAGACCTTAGATGCTTGCGCAAAGTTGATGTTTTGGAAAATGTAGTCACCCACATCGCAGGGCAGTGGCTTGGCATAACCATCATAAATCCAGAACCCAGACCGACTCATCCAGATGGCGGCAGTGTCAATGGCCGCCACGGCCTGCGCACCAATCAGGCCGCAGCCAGTGCCAGCACGCTCGAACCCATAAACGAATGGCGCGCCAACATATTGCGCTGTGTGGACATCCACATCGGTAAACAGCAGGTTGATACCCTTAACGCGCTTGCCAGCCAGCAGCGTGCCTGGTGAGGACAACTCATAGTCACCCGCCAAATTGCTGGTGGATGCGGTCCATGCTGTGTTGTCCTCTTGGTCGCACCAAGCCACCTTGCGCGCATTGCCTTCAGCGCCAAGAGCCAAGATGATGCGCTCGGCTGTGACCATCAAAGCCTTGCAGCCTGCTGGTGAGTTTGTAATTCGCGCAGCCAGTGTCGGTGTGGTAAAGCCAAGCTGCCACTCGTACAGCATCCCGTCAGTGCTGGAGCAGGCCACCAGATACTCACCCCAGGTGTCGAGTGACCATGTGGTGGCTAGTGTTGATGTTCCAGTGTCAGGCCGTGCCACGCCATATGCGTAGTTGCCATAGGTGTTGTACCCGTAGCCAGTCACCGTGCTGGCATTGGCAATGCCTGCGGCCATGCCTGTTGGCGTGATGTCTTTGATCACGCCAAGCTGCGACATTGCATAAAGTTTGGTGTGCGTACCAATGCCGACCCAGCGGGTGCCGCCGTTGTCACGCCAAGGGATGATGCCTCTGCACATCCCCGACAGTTGGCTTGCGGAGAACTTGCGCCACCCGCCAATAGGTCGCAGTGTGTTTTCAAACCAGCGCACCAAGTTGGCGTTGTTCCAGCGGCCTGCTGCTTGGTATTCGGTGCCGTTCTTGTAAACACCTGGGGGCAGTTTCAATGGAATGTACATGGTCACACCGTTGGTAAGTTGGAGACAAACGACACCGTGGCAATTGCCGATGGAATTGCTGGCCGTGTCGGGCTTGTGCCAGCGGCAAAATGCTCAATGCTTACGCCAGTATTGGTTACGTTAAACATGATCTCAATGTAGTCGTTGGCGACCATGCTTACAAAAAAGTTCAGTGCCGCAATCCCATGGCTTGGGTCGCCAGAGGATTTTCTTGGTGGCAAATGAAATCGGCTGTTGCTGTTCGCAATGTTGGTGCCGTTCTTGCGAAACCAGATGTCAACATCTTGGCCATCGTTGGTGGTGTTCTTGAACTGGATGGAAAACTGCACGTTCCAAATACCATCCACAGCCACCGTCATGCGGCTGCTGCTGGCAATGGTCACGCCGTTGGAAAAGTCAGTGGTGTTGAATGTGACTGCATAGGCTGTGGTCGTGTTGGCGGCAGTCTGGTCTGTCGAATCCTGAAACGCACCATGGGGGGTGTTCAGGAACTTGGAACCCATCGGCCCAAACAACGAACCCAGCACACCGATTATCTTGCGGAAGTAGGTGTTCAGTGACCCGTAGTTCTCGCTGAAATGCCTTTGCTCATAGGCCGCAGGCGCAAACCCAAGACTTGGGATTGACGGGGTTTCGAGTTGCTGCTTGACGTTGGCCATGGGTTGATTATTCCACTTATGCCATGCCAGAGCCTGTCTTGTTCACATCGGCCACCCTGCGGCCCCAGCCCTTGCCGAAAGTTGGCCAATGGGGTAAGCCCATCAAGAAAGACAGTCGGCGCTTGCTGTAATCGTCAACCAGGTCACCCTCAAACGCTGCCACCGCCGCCAAGGTTTTGGGGCCAATGCCGCCATCAGGCTCGACACCCACACAGGCTTGGAGCCACTTGGCGGCACGCCCTGGGCCACTGTTGACCGCAGCGTCAAACACAGCGTAATCCACACCAGCAGGCAGGTCATCGCCCTTGATCTTGTCCCAATACTTGGCCTTGTACATCGGGCCAACAATCTCGGGGGTCAAGGCACGCATGGCCTTTTCATCGACCTGGTGGCCAATCCATTCCTCCCACACCTTCTTGGTCACGCCTAAGTTGGTCATGCCGCCGGGATCATCTCTGTGAAAAACGTACCCTCCTTCGTGGTGCAGCACAGCCTTCAATGCTTCGTCAAAGTTGTCTTTCATGTCACGCCTTTTTAGAAAGCAAATCGGTCTTGGCCTGTGAGCCAGCAGAGGAGCCAAAGTAGTAAGAGATGATGCCTGTCCATGCCGTGCCAAGGCTGCCCAGCATCATCAAGATAGCCGGGTTGCTGCTGTCCACTTGGCCGTTAAACATCATGCCCATGATGCCAAAGAAACCAATTGTCACAGACCCTGCCAGCAGTGGCGGCATCAAGGATCTTGTGGCCGCCTGCATATCCCGCGCCGACTTTCGGTCTTCCACCTCTAGCTTTTCAAAGTTCAGGCCAAGCTCTTGCGCTTGCTTTTGCAGTTCAATCTCAGCGATCTTGACCTGGGCAATCTGCTCTGCTGTCAGTTTGTTGTTGCTGATCATGTCGCCCACCTTGTCGGGGTCAACACCGATGGCCTTGGAGATGACCGACACGGCCATGCCAGCCAGTGGGCCGCCCATTGCCGTGGCGATGGTGGGTGCGATTTGTCTTAGCCAATCCATATCAGTTTCCCCTTTTGGTTAGCATTGCTGAAGCAATTTCCAGCATGAATTTTACTTGCTCAATGTTTGCTGGTTGCTCTGCCCAGCCCACTGTGATCTGGCCCACAAACCTGTGACTGTCTGGTGGAACACTCACCCGGCAGGTGTAGGTCACGCCCTTGTCCAAGTACCACAGACCCACCTCAGACTGTGCGTATCGATACTCACCGCACGGGATCTCGTTGGTCATCAGCTTCACAACATCCGAGTTGTTGGCATTGTTCTGACTGAACAGGCCCACATCGATGTCCTCAATCGCCTTGTCGCGGCCATCCTTGGTGTATGCCCTGTACAGCACCCGGCTGTTGAATAAAGGGTTGACCTTGAACACGGCCACCACCGTGGCCCCTGTTTTCTTCAGCAGCATCGAACTGGCATCATCTGCCCTTGAGGTGTTGATCTCGGGCAGCTTCTTCGATTCCTTGTAGGCATCAAACATGAAAGTTTGGTTTTGCCACAGGAAGTACCCGCTAAACGCAATGACACCCATCAGGATGGCCGCAAACAGCTTGAAGGGACTGTCCACATAGGCCAGCACCTTGTCGATGATGGATTCGGGTTTCTCGCTCATCTTCGGATGTGCATCATGTAAATGATGATGCCGTAAATCAATAATGCCGTTAGGATGATGCTGCCAATACCGATCGCGATGTACTCGGTCAATTGCTCTATCTTGGCCTTTCGCACCTTGATGGCCTTGATTGCAGCATCTTTTTCGCCCCTGCGCCTTTTGGCTGCTGCCGCTTGAAACTTCTGCCAGTCTTGCCACATACCCGGCCTGCCTGCGTAGATCATTCGCTCACGCAACTCAACTTCTTGGGCGTTCAGTTTCTCAAGTGCAAAGAATTCTTCAATGTCTGACCGATTGCCTTTTTTGGTAACTGCCTCTTGGATCTTGGCTTTGTTATCAAAGTAGTCAAAGACCTTGGAGCCGAGGTCAGACAGTTCCTTGCCGTTTTTTAAGGCGGCTTTGATCACTGCAATGGCTGCGTTTGCCGCCGCGATTTCTGCAAGCATTTACAGGCTCCATACAAATGGCACGATTATGCTTGTAGACCAAATAACAACCCCAATCACAAGGGCTGCTGCAACGAATGCAACAGCCCAATCTTTCACAACAATACCTTCTTCAGCAGTTCAGCAGCAAAGCCTGGTCCAAGTAGCGTGACAGCAATCAGCGCATAAAGGATGTATTCAATGCGTGTCATGCGCTTGCTGCCGTTCTCAAAACTCTTTTGAATGCTGGCGTATCTTTCGGCGCACACAGCCTCATGCGTTGACAGCTTGGCATCAGTTGCGTCTATTTGGTTCATGGTGCTGCGGTTGTGGTGGTGTTGGTCGTTGTGGTGTTGGTGCTGGTCACCACAGTTGGTACAGACGTACTGTCAGTAATAGCGCCACCAGCCAGGCGGCCACTGTTGCCAGAGTTTTGACCACTGTTTGCTCCTATGCTGTAAGTACCTGCACCGATCACGCCTGTGCCACTCAAAGTGACATTGGCTGCTGGTGCTTGGATCTGAGATGCAATACCGACAAAGGCGCTGTTGGTGCTGACACCCAATGCTGTGGCATTGTCAGACTGACGCAGCCCCAAGCTGGTTTGTTTGTTGATGGTGTACACCTGACCGAATGTCGGCAGCAGAAGACCTGTCCACTGCAAAGCATAGTCTGCCCATGACTTTGGAGCATTGATCTGCGTGTTCTGCTGTGCGCTGCCCATCTGCAAGCTCATTACAGCAGCGACTTTGGCTGTGGTGTCACCCATCTTGGCAATTTCGGCCAAGGCTTGGTAACGGGCTGTTTGAGCCGCTGCTTGCGCCTTGTGGGCATCAGCGTAGGCTTGGTACTGTCCAGTGGCGCAGCCTGTCAGGGACAGCACTGCAATCATTGTGGCGATCAGTTTCATTTATGCGCTCCAAGGGGTGCCAGTGGCTGTGACAGGGTTTTTTTGCAGTGAGATCTGAGCAGCCAAAGCAGATTCGGTGACTGCCTTGTCCACACCGTTGTTCCAGCACCAAGCCAACACTTCAGCTTCGGTCACGCTGTTGTAGGGGATGGATGGTGTGGCAGCGGCAAAGCTGCAAGTCGAATAAAAAGAGGCTGTGTAGTCCCCATCCACAGCAGTGGCAGTCCAGTGGGCTGTGGTGATGAAACCGTCAGCAGTCAGGTAGTCGGTGGCCGTAATTTTCCAAGTGATGTTCATGGTGGTTTCCTTTAAGATGCTGCGGCTTTGATGACTGCGAAGTTGAACACTGGCTGTTCAGTAGTTACGCCGCCAGTTGTCGCAAAGGTGATGCGGAATGACCCGGCTGCTACAGCAGTGACGCTGATTATGTGCAAATCGGTTCCAGATTTCTGATTCACAATTACGGTATCAGTTGCAGCCACTGTGCTGTTGGTCACGGTAAATGACTGATAAATAGCAGATCCTGCGGCAGATACTAGAGTGATAGCGCCCGATGACTTGTTCAAAGTCACGCCAGTTGTGCGGCTTGTCGCCTGAGTAACCGTGCCGCCAGAGCCTGTGCCGTAGCCAAGACCACCGCCGCCCGTGACAAGGACGTCACCTAGGTAGTTGATACGCATTCGCTCAAGGACGTTGCCTGATGTACCTCTGGTTTGGAACAGCAATTCACCAGCAGGACCAGTACCGTTAACTACAATTCCTTTAATTCCAGCGTGAATTCCAAACCCAGAACCAAATAAAAGTTGTCCACCATTCCCCGAGTTAGTACCGCTATCTCGCAGGTATAAAGCAGCCCCCGTAGCATCGCCGTTTGTAAAGTTACTTGATGCTGTTCCAGCACCATAAACTGCAAGGTGAGCGTCTGCTGTTGCTCCAGTTCCAACTAAGATATTCCCCGTAGTGTCAATTTTGGCGCGTTCGGTGCTGGATGTTGTAAACCTTACATCAACACCGCCAATAGTTAATGGCTGAAAGGAAGTAACACCCGTACTGTCAACCCCTTCAATGATCCCCCCCGTGGTATCAAAACCAACCCGAACGCCTTTAGTTGTTCCGTTAAATAAAACACCAATAGATGTATTCGTTTGAGATACATGAAGTTTTGCGGCAGGCGAAGTTGTCCCAATACCCACGCTCCCTGTGGATTTAATAACCATTAGGCCCGTGCCAAGGGTATACGCATCGTTTACTTTTTCCAGAACAAATTCACCACCACCGCCGCCTCCAATACGAAGTATTTTTACATCAGTAGCAGCGTTGCCGTTGTACAGTTGAAAATATGGAGTGATGCCAGAAGCAGCCGCCACTCTTGCCACTACGCCTTGGTTTGCAGCAAAAGTAGAATTACTAAGTGAATCAGTTGTACCCACTAAAACATTGCCAGAGCTATCAATTCTCATAGCCTCCACACCGCCTTCAGCAAAGGCAATCGTGTCAGCAGCGGGAAAGTAAATACCTGTGTTGGTGTCGCCATCATTGGTGATGGATGGGGCAGACACCGTGCCATCTGCAAATTTTGCCAAGCCTGTGACGTTCAACGTCCCAGCCACCGCCAACGTCTTACCAGAGCCTACATTCAAGCCCACTGATGTGCCAGTGCCAGCAGCCGTAAAGACCGCATCCACTGAGTCCAAGTCGGTGTTGATCTTGGTCCCCCAGGTGTCTGTTGATGCGCCGACCTCTGGTTTGGTCAGTAACAGGTTGGTGGTTGTGGTATCTGCCATTTAATGCTCCTTTTTAGACTGGTGTCCAAGTCTCTGAATTATCAACAATTGCGGCCCAAGTTTCTGCCGTGTCGCTGATGGGGGTGTAAGTTTCTGCCGTGTCACCAAGAACAGTCCAAGTCTCTGCCGTGTCACTGATTGCAGTATAGGTTTCTACTGTGTCAGGGATTGCACCCCAGCCAAATCCAAACACTGTGCCGACTGAGCCAGTCGCCGCATTGCCTGTCAATTCAACTGTGATGACATTGCTGACACTGCCAGCCGACCCTGTTGCCTCGTTGCCCGTAATCGCCTGGAACGAAATAACCTCGGCGCTCATTGTGCCAACAGCACCCGTGGCCACATTGCCAGTGACCGCTTTTGTGCTGCTGACACTGACAGAGCCAACAGAGCCTGTGGCCGTGTTGCCTGCTAAATCAATTGCAGCAGACTGAGTGACACTGCCAACAGAGCCTGTGGCCGCATTGCCTGTGACTGCCTTGCTTAATTCTGGGGCTAATGTACCAGCCGCCCCCGTGGCCGCATTGCCCGTGATGGCAATCGTTACAGTCAGCCCGACTGTGCCGACATTGCCCGTGGCAATCGTCCCATCTTCTTGGACCGACCTGTCAGGCAGCAGCGTGCCGACAGCGCCAGTGGCCGTGTTGCCGCTGATGACAACATTGCCTATTCCGTAAACGCCAAGGCCGTAATAACCCGTTCCATAAGCAGCCATGACCGCTGCTCCTTGTTTATGCGATGCGGATCAGGCCAGTGCTTGCATCATTGACAGGCATGGTTAGGGTAAACGTGCCGGCAGTGACGGTCTGTGATCCAAAGGTGTGGACGCTGACCGCCTTGTTGCTTTGAGTGCTGTTGTAGATCAGGACAGCATCAAACGCTGTGGACAGCGTGACAGCACTGTAAGTGATGCTGGCGCTGGGGGTCACAAATGCTGTCGTGCCGCTGGTGCTTGGCGCAGTGCCAAAGGTCACCGTCACGCCGCCTGCTGTGTAGCCAGTGCCTGAAACCTCGTTGGTGGCGCTGTACGCTGTGGTGGCTGCGTTGACAGTGGCAGATGCCAAGTACAGCGCAGCCTTGAAGGTGTCGGCTGTGGTGGCAGCACGAATAACACCAGTGCCAAAGTTGTGATGGCCGACCAGCAGTTCACCTTTGAAGCTGGTACACATTGCCTGAGTGTTTGCCATATCAATCCTTAAATTTGTTGGGTTTCGCCATCAGCAAAAACGCCACGTTTTAAAACCATGTTCACCGACCTATGGACCAACTCACCGTCCAGCCAGTACTCCACCCAATTCGTTGTCTCGGTGTCATTGTCAACAGACCCCTCACGCTTTTCCAGCAGTGACTCGTCCATGTCGCCCTTGGTTGTGGTGATCATATTCATCCAAAAGTCTTTGCTCGGGTCAACAGCGCACCACCAGATGATGCCCCGCGATCATCTGCTGTGCGCAGGTCATTCAGTGCACGCTCGTACAGCGTTGCCCATACTTGAATTCTCGCATCGTCTTGCAAATAAGGCGCAGCTTGGAGCAGCGATCCATACAAGTAAATGTCGGGGCTGGAGGTCAACAACCAGTTGCTGGCCACAGTGCTTGACAACTTTGCCAACTTTGCAAAATAGATCAACTCAGTTGTATAGGCTGCATCGGGTGTGGGGCTGATGCGGAATTGACCACCGACCACGCTGAAGAATCTTGGCCGACCACTGGCTGTGTAATGCGACCGTGCAGCGTCCATGTCATCAATCGACAAGAATGCCAATGGGGTCAGGGGGTTGGTGCTGGTCAGCTTCAGCGACTTGGTTTCCAAAAAGTCATCAGGCACCGCGCCATACTCAGAATCAAATGACGCATTGGCACGCACGATCATCTGCCGGGTGCGCAGCGTGCGCTCCATTTGCGCCTCGGCCAGGCTGATGAAGTCAGGGATGGTGGTGGTCAAATCTGTACGATTCAGCCAGTCTGCAATCGATGCCTTCAATTCTGTGTAGGTTGTCAGTGCCATCAGACTGCCTCTATTTCTTTCATCACCCAGGTGTGGTCATGCTTGAATTCAAAAGTCCCGATGTGTCCAATCTCTTTAGAGACATCGTGGTCAATCCATATTTTAAAGCCAGCAGCCGCTGCTTTTTGGCAGAAAAAAACGTCCTCGCCAATGTAGCCTCTTTTGTCCATGCGCCAAGGCGTTTCGAACCAAGGCTCGGCCAGCGCCGCAAAGACATTGGCCTTGATCAGCATCACGCCCATCCCCACAGATCCCACCTCTTGCAGTCCTGTGGACTCTGGCATGGTCCAGACCAGTTCCCTCTCGCCGTTCTCTTTGTACAGTTGCGCTGTGGGACCAGTGGGCATTCTACGCCGGGCGCAGTTGGTGGCCACAATGTCGAGGTCATGCTTTAAAAGCCGCCCGATCATGTCCTGCGGAAACCTCATGTCGGAGTCAATGAACAGAATGTGGCTGCAACCCTCTTGCATCGCGTCCAGCGACAACTCTGCCCGTTGGTTGGCAATCAGGGTGCCTTGGCTGATCTTGAGGCTCACAGCGTCTTCAGTGTTGAGCGTGTGATACGCCACCATGTTCACCAAGTCGTAGCTGTACATGGTGTGAACCATGTCCCGCGCTGGCGTGCAGACTGCAATGTAGTTGCTCATACTTTCCCAGGTCGTGTTCTAAAAAATTGGTTGTCGCTGTCGTTGAGCCATTTCTTCATGTACTCTTGATCATCGATCTTGCCCTCGGCCTTCATCTTGTAATAGAGAGCCTCTGGGATGGATGCCACCAAGTGCCACTCACCATTCCAGTTGGCCTTGCCGTCCATAGCGTTGTAAATTGCCTTGTTGGCCTCGATGACTGAAGTCACATCTTGTTCAGTCTCAATT